AGAAGGATATCAAATACCATCTATAGCACCTTCATCAATGGCAAAAGGGGATGGTAGAAGATTTATACCTACTACACTTCCATTTCCATCTTCAATTAGAAAGAGATTTGGAGACCACATAGTATATAACCCAGGTAATGATACTTTATTTATTTCTGCTATTTTATATAATAATTTAATTAAAGGGTATACTAACCAAATTGCTATAAAAAAGTTAATTATGGATATACCCCCTATGCTTAAACAAGTATTAAATAAAACAGAACATTACGGACCAACAACTGAACTCCCTAAAGAATTTCAAGTATACCACCCATTTACTCAACCTGTAAAAAAAGCAATGGAAGATAAATATACTAAAGCAGGCAAAAAATTCTATTCAGCTGGTGATTTATTAGTTCCTAATCTAAATGTAATGAAAAATTTAGAAGAAGGTGCAGACCACAATAAAAACTCTATGATTAGAGGAATGATGAACATGCTTAAAAATCCTGAAATTAAAAATGCTTCATTTAAAGAATTAATGGATTTAAATATTGCAATGCAACAACTAATGCCTGATATTCAAAGACCAGATTACGGCTCACCTTCAAATACTGCTGCTATACAAGCAATGATTGATATGGATAAAAACCCCAATCTAGACTAACATACAGACTGTTTCATAGCCAGTCGAATTTAAACATAAAAAAACTTTTAGAGCTGTGGCCTAATCTTTGGATTAGGTCACTTTTTTTATTATATTAACGTATTAAAATTTATAAATGGATAAAATAGTAATTGTAGGAGCAGGTGTAGCAGGTGTTAATGCTGCAACCAAATTAGTAGATAATGGATACCCTGGTGATAAAATCACTATAATTGATATGGGTAAAGACCCATATAATAGAAAACCTGAAGAAGTAATGACAGGTTTTTTAGGAGCAGGTGGTTGGAGTGATGGTAAATTAACTTACCATACCTCAATTGGAGGCCACTTATCAAAATATTGTGGTGAAGATAAAGCAATGGAGTTATTTGATCAAGTTATAACTAACTTCAAACGATTCCACCCTAAACCAGAGGAGGTACAATGCTCTGATCCTCAATCAGAACCAGATTTCATTAAACCATATTTTGGGTTAAGGTTATTTCCTGTTTGGCACGTTGGAACTGATTATTTACATGAAATAGGTAAAAATTGGTATGATTATTTAGTTGAGAAAGGGGTTGAATTTATATGGGAAACTAAAGTTACTGGTATAAATTTTGATTTAAAACATACATATCTAGAAGAACCATCACCCTTCATGTTAGGAGGAGATAAAACTACTAAGGCATGTTATGGAATTAAATATGACAAACTTATTTTTGGTGTAGGCAAATCAGGAATTGATTTTGGTAAACAATTAGCTGAACAATATAATTTAGCAACTGAACCAAAACCAGTTCAAATAGGTGTTCGATTTGAGGCACCACAAAAACATTTTCAAAAATTAATAGATATTAGTTATGATTTTAAATTATATAGAAAATTTGAAGATAAGGGTGTATCACTACGTTCATTCTGTACAAACAATAACGCCGCTTATGTTGCTGCGGAACATACTTATGGCGATGTAAGTTATAATGGACATGCTAAAAAAGATGAAGCATATCGAAATGATATGACTAATTTTGGTATACTAATGGAAATACAAGGTATAGATAAACCATTTGATTGGTCAAGAGAAGCAGTTAAAAAATTACAAATTGATGGAGTAGGTACATATTATTCCCCAAGCAATAGAACCCCATCTAAAACATCAGAAGGTGATTATGTTAAATGCACTACAATAAATAGTACAGAACCCTTATTTGATGCATTAGGGGAAAATGGTAATTATATAGTTGATTTCATTAGAGATATGACAAAAATATTCCCTACACTTGGAGATGATTGGGGTATTTATATGCCTGAAGTAAAATATTTGTCACCTGAACCATTAGTTAATTATCAAGATCTTAGTCTAAATGATTATCCTAACGTACATTTTGTAGGTGATGCTTTAAGTGCAAGAGGTATAACAGTTTCAGGAGCACAAGGTACTTATGTTGCTGAATCAATATTAAAATAAAAATATGAAAATAGGTTTTTGTGGTACAATGAGTGTAGGTAAAACAACGTTAGTTAATGCGTTAAAAGAATTACCTGAATTTAAAGATTATAATTTTAGAACAGAGCGTTCAAAATATTTAATGGAAATGGGAATACCTTTAAATACCGACTCTACACTACCAGGACAAATAATGTTTTTATCAGAACGTACTAGTGAATTAATGCAAGAAAACATAATAACAGATAGAACTATTATTGATGTTATGTCATTTGCACAATGTTCTGAATCTATGAATTATTTAGATAAAGATAAGTTTGAAGATTTAGCCGCATGTTTGATACATGAATATGATCATATATTTTATGTTTCACCTGAAGGTGTAGAAATTGAAAATAATGGTGTTAGAGAAACTAATGTTAAATATCGAAAAGAAATTGACCAAACTATACAACATTACTTAAATAAATATGGATATCGTATTAAAAATGTAACCCTAATATCGGGACCAACTGAAGAGAGAATAGAAAGAGTTAAACAAGCGATATTTCCCTCATATTTATAAATAAATAAAAATATACAAAATGAAAAAAACTCGTTTACTTGAAATTATTAGAGAAGAAATATCTGGAGCATTAAGTGAAATTCCTGATGTAGCTGAAGATTCTGATTTGTTAAAAGAAATTGAACAGCTGTCCGAAATGGCTAGTATGAAACAATTAAAAGACCAATTAGAAAAACAAAATATGAGTAGCGAGCTTAAAGCTGTTGAAGCAGCTGAAAAAGCTACTATCGAAAAACTAAAAAAAGACCCAATATTTTCAGGTGAAGGAAATAACCAACGATTAAAGGGGTATGTTAAAAATCTTAAAAAAGAATTAAAAGATACTCATGATATTAATTTACAAAATTTACTTTCTGATGTTGCTGCAGGTGCAGAAGAAGCAGGAGATAAATTTAATGACGATATTGCAACAAACACAATTGAAAAAAATGCTGCTAATACTGTATTAGGTAAAGAACCTGGTAAACGAGGTAGAAAAGCAGACCCTAATAAACCTAAAAAAGAAAAATCAACCGGATCAGGTAAAAGAGGACGTCCTGCAGGAACTGCTAAAACAGCTACTCGTACAAAAGATGATGATGGGTTTGACAAAGTAGAATATTCTGATTCTGAAGATGTTGAGGTAGAAAAAGCATCAAGAAACACAGATGAACTAATTAAACAATATCAAAATGTTATGGATACCTTTAAAAAGAAAAAAAGAGAAGAAAGCAACGAAGCAGCTTTAGCATATTTAAAAACTAAACAAGATATTGTTAAAAAATATAAAAAAGCTAAAGCAGTATAAATTTTAGCATGAATAGGGAAGTTAAATTAAAGTTATGGCATATATTAATTAGTGTAGTTTCCCTTACACTTTTACTATATTTTATGTTTGTTAAGATTTCACCAACACAAGTAGGTGATTACACTCAACAAAAACAAAAAATAGACAGTTTAAATAGTGTCATAATAAAGTTAGAAGATAAACAAATAGAACTAAATAGATCTATATTTGATCAACAACTTGAAATTAACATTTTAAACCATTCTATTGATAGTACAAATAAAGAAATAGTAAAAGTAAGAAAATATTATGCTAAAAAAATTAAAGATATTACTACCTATACTCCTACTCAGCTCGATAACTTTTTCACAGAAAGATACCAGTAAAGTTTGTTTTGACTATAATGTTGCTAAAATGATAGCAATTGATTTAACTAGAGGAGATTCTGCAATAGCTGAACTTGAAAAAACATATGAATTAATATATAGTTTAGATCAAAAATCCTTTAGGCAAGATAGTATTATCCAAAATTTTATAAAAAAAGACGCTAATTACATCATCCAAATTCAAAATTATATTAAAATAGATAAAGAACAATACTCTATCATTAATGGTTTAGAAGATGATGTATCTACACTACAAAAATCAAATAATAGATTAAAAAATGGTCTTAAATGGTTAGGAGCAGGTCTTGCTACTACACTAGTTTCATTACTTACATTAATAGTACTTAAATGAGTCAAGATCTTAAAAAGAAAATACGAGAAGAATATGTAAAATGCGCTGCATCACCTGCATACTTTATGCGTAAATATTGTTATATACAACACCCAAAACGAGGTCGAATTCAATTTAATTTATACCCATTTCAAGATAAAGTATTAACTTTATTCCAAGAAAATTCATATTCAATTGTTTTAAAATCCAGACAACTAGGCATATCTACCCTATCCGCAGGCTATTCTTTATGGATGATGTTATTTAATGAAGATAAAAATATTCTTTGTATAGCAACAAAGCAGGAAACTGCTAAAAATATGGTTACAAAGGTAAAATTTATGTACGATAGTTTACCTTCATGGCTTAAAGAAAAACAAAAACCATCAGAAGATAATAAACTAACTCTTAGATTAAGAAATGGTTCCCAAATAAAAGCTACCTCCGCAAGTTCTGATGCTGGTCGATCAGAAGCAGTTTCTTTGTTGATAATTGATGAGGCGGCATTTATTAATAATATAGGTGAGATATGGGCCTCAGCTCAACAAACCCTAGCAACAGGTGGTGGTTGTATTGCATTATCAACCCCTTTTGGTACCGGAAATTGGTTCCATAAAACATGGGTAGCGGCTGAACTAGGTGATAATAGTTTTTTACCTATACGTTTACCTTGGGAAGTTCATCCTGAACGAGACCAATCTTGGAGAGATGTACAAGATTCTGATTTAGGAAAAAGAATGGCAGCACAAGAATGTGATTGTGATTTTTCTACATCTGGTGATACTGTTTTTTACCCTGAAAATATAGATTACTATGAAAAAGAGTGTATTAGAGAACCATTAGAAAAACGTGGAATAGATCAAAATTTATGGGTATGGGAACCTGTTGATTATTCAAAAGATTACTTAGTTGTAGCAGATGTTGCTCGTGGTGATGGTAAAGATAGTTCTACACTTCATGTATTTGATGTTGAAACATTTACTCAAGTTGCTGAATATAAAGGGCAAATGGGTACTAAAGATTTTGGTAATTTGTTAGTTGGTGTAGCAACAGAATATAACAATGCTTTACTTGCTCCTGAAAACTCAAGTATAGGATGGTCAACTATTCAAACTATCCTTGATAGAGGCTACCAGAATTTGTATCATTCACCTAAAGGCAATAGCATGTCTGTAGATAATTATTTTGACCCCTATATGGATTATAGTAAAATGACACCTGGATTTACAATGGCTTCAAATACTAGACCAATTTCAATTGGTAAATTTCAAGAAGCAGTGCGAGATAAGGGAGTTACATTTCGATCTATTCGACTATTAGAGGAAATGAAAGTATTTATATGGAGAAATGGTAGAGCTGAAGCCCAAACTGGATATAACGATGATTTAGTTATGGCATTTTCAATAGGCTGCTATTTAAGAGAAACAGCATTTAAATTAAGACAACAGGGGATGGATATGGCAAAAAGTATGCTTAATAATATTAATAACACTACTACAAAATACTCAGGTGGTTACTCAAGTGATAGTGCTCTTAAAAACCCTTACAAAATAGATAACCCCTACTCAAATGGCGAAGAAGATATTTCTTGGCTACTATAAAAAATAAAAAATGGCAGATACTGGATTATTTGGAAGACTAAAAAGACTATTCTCAACTGATGTAATAATCAGAAATGATGGAGGTAATAACCTTAAAGTAATGGATATTAATAAAATCCAACTCTCAGGTGAATTTGAAACAAACTCTATAGTTGATAGATTTAATAGAATTTATACAAATTCAAACACATCAATTTACGGGTTTCAAAGTAGTTTTAACTATCAAATGCTACGCCCTCAATTATATTCTGAATATGATTCAATGGATACAGATGCCATTATAGCTTCTGCCTTAGATATAATATCAGATGAGTGTACATTAAAAAATGATATGGGTGAAGTACTCCATATTAAAAGCTCAGATGAAGATGTTCAAAAAATACTATATAATTTATTTTATGACGTATTAAACATAGAATTTAATCTATGGCCTTGGATTAGAAATATGTGTAAATACGGAGATTTTTTCCTTAAACTTGAAATATCCGAACAATTTGGAGTATATAATGTTATACCCTATAATGCTTTTCACATGGAAAGACAAGATGGATATGACTCAGAACACCCAGCTTCTACTAGATTTAGGTTTGAAGCTGAAGGTATATCCTCTCCTTCTAGTTATGGGATGTATAATGTTCCTACCTCTGATTATGAGAATGCAAATGCTAAAGCTATATATTTTGATAATT